CTGGTTCTGCACAAACCCCGGTTTGGCTCTCCCTTTGATTGCTCTCCAATACCACGAGGTCAAGATCAACCTTGATATCCGCCCTATTGACGAGTGCTTGTGGGCTGTTACCACCTTGAACTGCAATACCAATCCCTACAACCCCACATCTGGCCAATACGCTGTTGGACGCCCCGTCCCTGCCACCATTGCCTACAATCAATCTTTGGTTGCTGCCTCTTTGTATGTCGACTATGTCTTCTTGGACACCGACGAGAGACGCAGAATGGCCCAAAACCCCCACGAGTACTTGATCACTCAACTCCAATTCACTGGTGATGAGTCTGTTGGTTCTTCTTCCAATAAGATCAAGCTTAACTTTAACCACCCCGTTAAGGAGCTCATCTGGGTTGTCCAACCTGACCAAAACGTTGACTACTGCTCTTCCTTGACTTGCGATGCTCTCTTGTTCAAGGTCCTTGGTTCCCAACCCTTTAACTACACCGATGCCATCGATGCTCTCCCCAATGCTATCCACGCTTTCGGAGGCCCTGCTGCCATCGCTGCTGACTCCAGTGCTTACATTGATGCTCGTGGTTTGTTCCAAGATGCTGGTGCTGTTGATGAATTCCTTCCTGATGGTTTCACTGGCTACTGGCATGGTCCCTCCAATCCTTACAATGAGGTCAACATGGGAGGTCCTACAGTCCCCGTTAATACAGCTGGTCTCCCTGCTTCCCTTGTTGCTTCCCTCCAAGATACTGCTGGTCCTCACAATAACAACTCTGGTGTCTCTGATGCCGGCACATTTGTTCTCTCTGAGACCTCTTTGGATATGCACTGCTGGGGCCAAAACCCTGTCGTCACCGCTAAGCTCCAACTTAACGGCCAAGACCGCTTCTCTGAGCGTGAAGGTTCCTACGTCTCGTGGGTCCAACCTTACCAAGCTCACACCAGATGCCCTGATGAAGGTATTAACGTGTACTCCTTTGCGCTTAGACCCGAGGAGCACCAACCCAGCGGCACGTGCAACTTCTCCAGAATTGATAACGCCACACTCCAACTTGTGCTCTCCAACGCCACCGTTGAGGGAACCAAGACTGCCAAGGTTCGTGTGTATGCCACCAATTACAACGTGTTGAGAATTATGTCCGGCATGGGTGGGTTAGCATATTCCAATTGAGCGGATTGGGTATTTTTATCAAATCTACTTATATATTATTTATTGTTAAAACTACTTAAATAAATCTATATTATAATAACTATAATATGGATGACTATAACAACCCATTTTCTTTGAGTTACTACAAAAAAAATAAAATTGATAATAAAAACATGATTAATTTTAATAACATAGAAACAATGAAGCCAAAATATTCTACAGATGAAAAATTAATGTGTGGTGTTATCGAACATAATAATAAAACATATTTAGTTGATTTAAATGATAAAGATAGAATTATAAATTTTAATAAAAGTTTTGTGTTTATAAATGAATCCGATATTTACCCATCATATAGTTATAATTACAAAAGGTTTAATTATTTAGATTTTATATTTAATTACAATCAAGAAACTGTTTATTTTATATTTAAAAATGAAAATCACTATGATTTGCGAAGAAATAATGTCGAAATTTATCATATTTATCATAAAATTATTTCTCAAAAATATGAAATAATAGAATACATTTGTGGTCATTATTTGACTATAGGACAAGACGCAAATTTAATGAAAAATCCTATATGGAGAGTAAAAGAAAATGAAAAAGATTATTTGTTAATGTATTGTGAAAAAGATACAATTTGTAAACTTTGTCCTGATAGTTATCAAAAAATATTAGACTATGAAAACAATAGTAATAATGGAAATAAAATTACATGGTATAAACATCAAAATGGATATATATTATGTTCTATTAGCATATATATTCATCAAATAATTCTGGATTGCTATGGTAATGGTAAAGGAACAAAAAATATTAGTGTAGACCATATAGACCAAAATCCATTAAATAATACACTCGCAAATTTAAGAATTGCTACAAGAAAAGAACAAGAACAAAATTCAAAAGGGATAAAAGATGGAACAAAGAGAGAAAGAAAACACAATGCTAAAGAATTACCTGAAGGAATTACACAAAATATGATGCGTAAATATGTAGTATATTATCAAGAATGGTTAGATAAAGAACATACAAAAGAACGTGAATTTTTTAAAATAGAAAAACACCCAAAATTAGATAAATCGTGGGCTACAACAAAGTCTGAAAAATTTTCAATTTTAGAAAAACTATCGCAAGCAAATAAGGTAGTCGATGATTTAGAAAATGATATTTATCCTGAAAAAAATGAACAACCACTACCAAAATATGTATCTCTTATTGTAACAAGAGAGAAACCACATTTAGTATATGAAAAAAGAATAATAGATGGAAAACGATTAAATATAAAAATGGTTTTACCAGAAGAATATGATTTACATGAACAAGTTAACATTTTAAATGAAAAAGTAAAAGCGAAATATGAAGGAGAAAGTATATTATAAAGCAAACTTAAACACCTATAAAATAAAATAATAAAATTGAATTTAAAAACAAATATTAAATAAATAGTATAATAACAAATAACATGAATACCATTGATCCAGAATACGCCAATCTATATTTTAAGCAGGTGTATACTTGTAAAACACAAGTGTACACAATAAACTGTGAGTACACGATATCAAAGCTCCATGAATTTATAACCGCCAAAGCATATAGTGACGACTTTGGGATTGACCGAAGTTATAAAATAGAAATAGTAGAATCAGGACAATTTGATAATGTAAACGGACGTGACGCCGAATTGGCGCCGGCGTTAGATCCAAGCTCAATAATAACATTGCGAGCAAAATATGGCGACAATATAAAGAAAGTCGCGTTTTATATTAGACCAAAACTATTTATAAATATTCCTCTTGTATCAGAAGATAATCAAAATTATGAAAATATTCCGATGACGCCGAGAACTTAATTGAATTATTTATAAATTATTTCTTAAGAAAGTCTTATAAAAACATTTTATTAAATCTTTTTTGTTTATTTATTTTATCTTCTTTTTCCATAATAGAATTATTTATTATAATTATTTTATTTTTATATTCTGTGCTTAAATCTGTTGTGTAGATTTTAGCAATAATATTATCAGGATGCAATGTTTCACAAATTAAATTATTTACTTTTATTGTATCATATTTTTCCATTAATATATTATACAAAAAATCTCCATCATAATGTATTTTTATTACATTATCAAAATTACCAATAAATTCGGATGCTTTTGTTAATTTTCCATTAAAATACAACTTATGATCTTTACTCATAATTGTATTTTTATTCGGATAATTAAATTTTAGAGAATGCTTTTCAAAGCAAACTAAATAATTATCTTTAGAAATAGTTTTTGTAATAGCAATAATTTTATTACCTTTAATTGTATGAAATTTAGTATTTATTTTGCCGATAGGAATTATTCCTTGATCTGTTGTAATAGGTGTATTTGCAGGAAAACAAATGTTTGAAATAGGAGTTGGAGGAGGAGGAGGAGGAATAGAAGGAATAGAAGGAATTATAAATCCATCTAAAATAGTTATACCAATATTATCATACATATTTTTATTTAGATTTTCATTTATAAAATCATTTTCATAGATAAAATTAGAGGATGGTTTCTCATCAATAAAATAATCAGGAAACATATATTATAATATATTATTTTATTTTATTTAGATAGTATATAATGCCAGTAATAACTAGTTCAGTTGGTTCTTTAGAACAATTGTATACTTCTTTGTGCTCTGCTATTGTTAGTGGTAACGCTACAAGTACGCAAAATTATATTGTGGATTATTTAATTCTACCGAATGATTCTGGTAAATATAGTAGTATGTCGAGTGCTATCGTTCGATGGCTAAATAGCACCGCAACTACTGAAGCAGTAGGAATTTCAGGAGGAGGTGGAATATCGAGTTTAAGAGTTCAAGTTATTGAA